ATGTGGCGACATATCGCGTCCAACGGGATCACCTTTCTGATCGTGACCCTGTTCCTGCTGGCCGGCGTGATCGTCTGGGGGACGCAAAGCTACAAGGCGCCCGGGCCGCTGGCCGAGGGCATCTGCCTGCAGGTCGCGCCGGGGTCGAACATGCGCCGCGTGAGCGAGCAGCTGGTGGCGCAGGACGCCGTCAGTTCCGCCGCGATCTTTCGCATGGGGGCGGATTATTCCGAAAAGTCGGGTGATCTGAAGGCCGGCAGCTTTCTGGTGCCCGAAGGCGCGTCGATGGCGCAGATCGTCGATCTGGTGACCAGCAGCGGGCAAAGCACCTGCGGCACCGAGGTCGTCTATCGCGTGGGCGTGCGGCGCAACCTCGTGCAGGTGCGCGAGCTGGATCCGGCGACGGGCGACTATGCCGAGGTGGCCGAGTTCGATCCGGCGGTCGACGCGGCCCCGGCGGAATACGACCGGGTGAAGGCCGAGGGCGATACGCGGTTCCGCATGGCCGTGGCCGAGGGCGTGACCAGCTGGCAAGTGGCGGAGATGCTGCGCGAGGTCGATATCCTTGACGGCGCGATCGCCGAGACCCCGCCGGAGGGGACCCTGGCGCCCGACAGCTATGAATTCACGCCGGGCACCGATCGCGCCGGCATCATTGCGCGGATGACAGCGGCACAAAGCCAGATCCTGGCCGATGCCTGGGCGGCGCGGGCCGAGGGGCTGCCGCTGAAGTCGCCGGAGGAGGCGCTGGTGCTGGCGTCTTTGGTCGAGAAGGAGACCGGCGTGCCGACGGAACGGCGTCAGGTGGCGAGCGTCTTCGTCAACCGGCTGGAACGGGGGATGCGCCTGCAGACGGACCCGGCGGTGATCTATGGCGTGACCAAGGGCGAGGGCATTCTGGGCCGGGGCCTGCGGCGCAGCGAGTTGGACGCGCCGACGCCGTGGAACACCTATGTCATTCCCGGCCTGCCGCCGACGCCGATCGCCAACCCCGGGCGCGCCAGCATCGAGGCGGCGCTGAACCCGGACAGCACGGACTACGTGTTCTTCGTCGCGGACGGCAGCGGCGGGCATGCCTTTGCCACCAACCTCGACGATCACAACCGGAACGTGGCGGCCTACCGCGCGATCGAGGCACAGCAGGCGACCGGAGGCAACAACTGACGCCGCGGTGCCGTTAGGAATTCCTTAACGGCACCGCGCGACCAAGGTCCCTTAAATCTTGATTTTTCAGCCGTTCCTGCTATGCAGGGCACGAGCTGGAGGAGTGGCTTTGCCCGGTCCATCCCCGCATGCGGGATCGGTGGCGCCGCTCTCTCGACTGTCACGGATGACAACGGACAGGTGCGACCTCATGACAGAACCAGACGACCCCTGCCCCATGGGGCGGGCGCAGGCGCTTGCGCGTGTCCGCGAGCTGAAGGCCTTCTACGACAGCCTCAAGGCCGCGTTCCAGACCCAGTTGCAGCAGATCGGCACGGCGGTGGAACCGCCGTCGAAGACGCATGTCGCGCGGCTTGCGGACCTGCAGGCGATCCACGTTCACCTTCTGAAAGCCGAGGACAGCTTCATTGAAAAATTCGGACAAGGCACGGACGACGCGGACATCGACCATGACGCCCTGCGGGCTGACATCGGGCGCAGCCTTGATCGCATCCGGGACCGGGGAGCAGCAGGCGACGTTTCTGGCGGGGCTGACGGACAGGGAGGTGAGGGCCCTGCCGTATTTGTTCGATTTCTGGGCGCTGCCGCATCAGCTGCCGCCAGGGGGTGACTGGCGGTCCTGGGTCATTCTAGGTGGGCGCGGGGCGGGCAAGACCCGTGCCGGGGCCGAATGGGTGCGCAGCATGGTCGAAGGGCCCGTGCCGCGCGCCAAGGGGCGGGCGCGGCGGGTGGGCATCATCGCAGAGACCTATGATCAGGCGCGCGAGGTCATGGTCTTCGGCGACAGCGGCATCATGGCCTGCGCGCCGGCGGACCGGAAGCCGCACTGGATCGCGGGCCGCAAGGCGCTGGTCTGGCCGAACGGGGCGGAGGCGCTGCTGTATTCCGCGTTCGATCCCGAGGCGCTGCGCGGGCCGCAGTTCGATGCGGTCTGGGCGGACGAGCTGGCGAAGTGGAAGCAGGGACAGAAGACGTGGGACATGGTGCAGTTCTGCCTGCGGCTGGGCGAGGATCCGCGGGCCTGCATCACGACGACGCCGCGCAACGTGCCGGTGTTGCGCGACATGCTGGAGCGGGACAGCACCGTGACCACCCATGCGACGACCTATGACAATGCGGCGAACCTTGCGCCCGGATTTCTGGAGGAGGTGCGGCGCCGGTTCGGCGGCACACGCAAGGGGCGGCAGGAGCTGGACGGCGTGCTTCTGACCGATGCGCCGGGGGCGCTGTGGACCGAGGCGATCCTGACGGAGGCGCTGGTGACGACGGTGCCCGATCTGGACCGGATCGTGGTGGCGGTGGACCCGCCGACGACGGGGCACCGGGGGTCGGATGCCTGCGGGATCGTGGTGGCCGGCGTGGTGATGCAGGGGCCGCCGCAGGCGTGGCGGGCCTTTGTGCTGGAGGATGCGACGGTGCAGGCGGCGTCACCGCTCGACTGGGCGACGGCGGCGGTGGCGGCGCTGCGCCGGCACGGCGGAGACCGGCTGGTGGCCGAGGTCAACCAGGGCGGCGACATGGTGGAGGCCATCGTGCGGCAGGTCGATCCGCTGGTGCCCTATCGCAAGGTGACGGCGACGCGGGGCAAGGTCGCGCGGGCGGAGCCTGTCGCCGCGCTCTACGAGCAGGGGCGGGTCTGCCATGTCCACGGGCTGGCGGCTCTGGAGGACCAGATGAGCCTGATGACGACCAGCGGCTTTGCGGGCACCGGGTCGCCGGACCGGGTCGACGCGCTGGTCTGGGCGCTGCACGACCTGATGATTGCCCCGGCGCAGGGCTGGCAGGCGCCGCGGGTGCGCAGACTGTAGGGCGTTGCGCCCCGTCCCCGCCGGGCGCGCGGTGGGGACGGGGAACGGTAAGGACTGGTTTGTAAAGGTGGCTTCATAAGACGACACGGGGCCGCGGCGCAGCGGCAGGACCAGGGAGCGAGCGATGTTTGAATTCTTCGGCAAGGGCGGTGCGCGGGGCAGGGCGGTGCCGGAGGTCAAGGCCTCTGCCGCCGGTCCGCTGGTCGCCATCGCCAGCCATGGCCGCGCCGCGTGGGGGGCGCGGGATACGGTGTCGCTGACGCGGGCCGGGTTCATCGCGAACCCCATCGGCTTTCGTGCGGTGAAGCTGATCGCAGAGGCCGCGGGTGCCCTGCCGCTGGTCGTGCAGGACCGGGTGCAGCGCTACGACACGCATCCGGTGCAGGAATTGCTGGCCCGCCCCAACGCGGCGCAGGGCCGGGCGGAGCTGCTGGAGGCGCTTTATGGCCAGCTGCTGCTAAGCGGTGATGCCTATCTGGAAGGTGTGGCAGAGACCGGTCTGCCGGTGGAGATGCATGTCCTGCGGTCGGACCGGATGCGGCTGATCCCCGGTGCGGACGGCTGGCCTGCCGCCTATGAATACACGGTGGGGGGGCGCAAGCACCGGTTCGATGTCGCGGGCGACGTCAGCCCCGTCTGCCATATCCGGAGCTTTCATCCGCAGGACGATCACTACGGCTTCAGCCCGCTGCAGGCGGCGGCCAATGCCATCGACGTGCACAACGCGGCGAGCGCGTGGTCGAAGGCGCTGCTGGACAATGCGGCCCGCCCCTCTGGCGCCATCGTCTATCGTGGCGGCGACGGGCAGAGCCAGTTGAGTCAGGATCAGTACGACCGTCTGGTGGACGAGATGGAAAGCCAGCATCAGGGTGCCCGGAATGCGGGGCGGCCGATGCTGCTGGAGGGCGGTCTGGACTGGAAGCCGATGGGGTTCTCTCCGTCCGACATGGAGTTCCAGAAGACCAAGGAGGCGGCGGCGCGCGAGATCGCCATCGCCTTCGGCGTGCCGCCGATGCTGCTGGGAATACCCGGCGATGCGACCTACGCGAATTATCAGGAGGCGAACCGGGCGTTCTATCGCCTGACGGTGCTGCCACTGGCGACGCGTGTGACGAGCGCGATCGCCGACTGGCTGTCGGATTTCACCGGGGAGCGGCTGGATATCCGCCCCGACCTCGATCAGGTCGCGGCGCTGTCGAGCGAGCGGGACAGCCAGTGGCGCCGGGTGGCCGAGGCGACGTTTCTGACCGACGCCGAGAAGCGCCGGTTGCTGGGGCTGCCGGCGCAGGAGGTGGAGTGATGCGCGAGAAGATCGTGTCGCTGAAGGTCGCGCCGCGGGGCGATCCGCCGCCCAGCGCGACGGACGTCTGGCAGGCGCAGATCAACGCGCGCCTGTCGGGGATCGAGCGGCTGATGCGGCGGCTGGAATGGCAGGTCTGGGCGCTGGTCTGCGGGGCCACCGGTTTGCTGGGTCTTGAAATGCTGCGCCATCTGGCGGGGCGCTGACACGACGTGAAAGGACGACCATGATGCTGGAACACAAGTTCTGTCAGCCGGAGACGGTGCTGACCGTGACGGAAGGGGCCGGGATTTCGGGCTATGCGTCGCTGTTCGATCAGACGGATCAGGGCGGCGACCGGGTCGGGCGCGGGGCCTATGTGGCCTCTTTGGCGGCGCTGACCGCCAAGGGGCGCGCGGTCAAGATGCTGTGGCAGCACGATCCGACCCAGCCGATCGGCGTCTGGGACGAGGTGCGCGAGGATGCGCGCGGACTGTGGGTCAAGGGACGCATCCTGACGGATGTGGCCCGTGGCCGCGAGGCCGCGGCGCTGGTCGCGGCGGGGGCGATCGACGGGCTGTCCATCGGCTATCGCACCGTGCGGGCCACGAAGGACGACAGGGGCGGACGGCTTCTGTCGGAACTGGAGCTGTGGGAGGTGTCGCTGGTGACGTTTCCCATGCTTCCCGATGCGCGGGTCGCGGCCAAGGCCGAGGACCCGGGCGATGCGGCGTTGCGCGATCTGGCGGCGGTGTTCACCGATGCGCGGGCCGCGCTGCGCCAAGGCTGATCGCAGCCGAACCAACCCGAGAGGAACAAGATGTCGACACCCGAGACCGAGTCTCGGACCGGGGAAGATGTGTCTCCGGCCGAGGCGCTGCGGACCGCGATCAGCGGATTCGTGCGCGAATTCAAGGATTTCTCCACCGGCGTTAACGCCACTTTGCAAAGACAGGACGACCGCATGAACAAGCTGGACCGCAAGACGATGATGATGAACCGCCCCGCGCTGGCCATGTCGGCCGAGACCGAGGCGCCGCACCAGAAGGCCTTTGCCGCCTACCTGCGGTCGGGTGACGATGACGGGCTAAGGGGTCTGGCGCTGGAGGGCAAGGGGCTGTCGACGGCGGTGGCCGGCGAGGGTGGCTATCTGGTCGATCCGCAGACCGCGGATACGATCAAGTCGACGCTGAGCACCACCGCCAGCCTGCGTGCCATCGCCAACGTGGTGAACGTGGATGCGACATCCTACGACGTGCTGGTCGATCATACGGAGATGGGGGCGGGCTGGGCGACGGAGAGCGCCGATCTGGAGGAAACCGACGCCCCGGTCATCGACCGCATCACCATCCCGCTGCACGAGCTGTCGGCGCTGCCGAAGGCGAGCCAGCGGCTGCTGGACGACAGCGCCTTCGACATCGAGGGCTGGCTGGCGCAGCGCATCGCCGACAAGTTCGCACGGTCCGAGGCGGCGGCCTTCGTCAAAGGGGGACGGCATCGACAAGCCGCGGGGCATCCTGTCCTATCCGGCCGTCGATAACGAAGTCTGGGCCTGGGGCAACATCGGCTATGTGCCGACCGGCGTGTCCGGCGAGCTGGGCGAGACCGACGCGATGATCGACCTTGTCTATGCGCTGGGTGCGGAATACCGCGCGGGGGCGGTTTTCGTGATGAATAGCCGCACGGCCGGGTCCGTGCGCAAGCTGAAGGACGCCGACGGGCGGTTCCTGTGGTCCGACGGCCTCGCCTCGGGCGAACCGGCGCGGCTGCTGGGCTATCCGGTGCTGGTGGCCGAGGACATGCCCGATGCGGCGCCGGGGGCCACACCCATCGCCTTTGGCGACTTCGGTGCGGGTTACACGGTGGCGGAACGGCCTGACCTGCGCGTGCTGCGCGACCCGTTCAGCGCCAAGCCGCATGTCCTGTTCTATGCCACCAAGCGCGTCGGCGGCGCGGTCAGCGACTTTGCGGCGATCAAGCTGCTGAAGTTCAGCGCCGCCTGATCCCGTTCCGCGCCGCGGGCCTGGGGAGGCTTTGCGGCGCGGACATCCGGGTGCGTTGCCATGAGGCAAGGCCCGCGTTGTCCAGCTGCTCACATCCGTCCGAGCAATGCGGGCAGGCGGCGCGCCCGGACCCTGACCCCCACCACGCCACAGGATTTGCGGAGAAGTTCCATGATGTTAGTCGAATTGAGCAGCGTGCCGCCCGCAGCGCTGGCCGTGGCGGGGTTCAAGGACCATCTGCGGCTGGGGTCGGGGTTCGCCGATGACGGCTTGCAGGACGAGACGCTGGAAGGGTTCCTGCGCGCGGCCCTTGCAGCGATCGAGGCGCGCACGGGCAAGGTGCTGCTGGAGCGGGAGTTCCGCTGGACGGTGACGGCCTGGCGCGACCGGGACCGGCAGGCGCTGCCGCTGGCGCCGGTCAGCGCGATTGCTGCGATGGTGCAGGTCGACCGGCATGGCACGCGGATTCCTGTCACGGCCTCTCGCTACACGCTTCAGCCGGATCAGCACAGGCCCGCCGTCGTGGCCTTCGGCACCAGCCTGCCAAGCATACCGCGCGGCGGTCATGTCGAGATCGACCTTCTGGCGGGCTACGGTCCCGACTGGTCCGATCTGCCGGCCGACCTTGCGCAGGCCGTGCTGCTGCTGGCCGCGCATTTCTACGAATACCGCAGCGATGCGGCGCTGCACGGGAATAGCATGCCGTTCAGCGTGACGACCCTGATCGAACGCTACCGCACGGTGCGGCTGTTCATGGGGGGGCGGTCATGAGCCTGCCGCTGCTGAACCGCAAGCTGGTGCTGGAGGCGGCGGTGCGGACGCCCGACCTGTCCGGTGGCTACGGCACCGCATGGCAGCCGCTTGGCACGCTCTGGGCCGAGATCAGGGCGGGGTCCGGCACGGCGCGGGGCGCCAACGGTCTGGCGCTGAGCCGGGTGCCGCTGCGGATCACCGTGCGGGCGGCGCCGGCGGGGTCTGACGCGCGTCCCGTGGCCGGGCAACGGTTCCGCGAGGGGGCGCGCGTCTATGCGATCGTCGCGGTGGCGGAGCGGGACGGCGGGGCGCGGTTCCTGACCTGTCACGCGGAAGAGGAGCGGACGGCATGAGCTATGCGATGTCACAGGCGCTGCAGGTCGCGGTCTTTGCGCGGCTAAGCGCGGACGCGGGCCTGACGGATCTGGTGGGGACGGCGATCTTCGACGCGCTGCCGCCGGGGGACGTGCCGGAGCTCTATGTGGCGCTGGGATCCGAGAAGGCGCGGGACGCGTCGGATGCGGACGGCACGGGGGCGGTGCACGCGTTCACGATCTCTGTCGTGACCGATCTGGCGGGGTTCGCCGCGGCAAAGCGGGCGGCGGCGGCGGCCTGCGACGCGCTGCTGGCGGCGCCACTGGTGCTGGCGCGCGGGCGGGTGCTGGGGTTCCGGTTCCACAAGGCGGAGGCCGCGCGCGTCGGCACCGGTGATACGCGCCGGATCGACCTGATCTTTCGCGCGCGTCTGTCGGACGACTGACCTTTCTTCAATCCAAGGAGCAATGACATGGCGGCACAGAGCGGCAAGGACCTGTTGGTCAAGGTGGACATGACCGGCGACGGGCTGTTCGAGAGCGCGGCGGGCCTGCGGGCGACGCGCATCAGCTTTAACGCGGAGAGCGTGGACGTCACCAGCCTGGAAAGTGCGGGCGGCTGGCGCGAATTGCTGGGCGGGGCGGGCGTGAAGACGGCCAGCATCTCGGGCTCTGGCATCTTTCACGATGCGGTGACGGACGAGCGGATGCGGCAGGTGTTCTTCGACGGTGAGACGCCGGATTTCCAAGTCATCATTCCGGACTTCGGGACGGTGACGGGGCCGTTCCTGATTTCCTCGATCGAATATGCGGGCACCTTCGACGGCGAGGCGACCTATGAGCTGTCGCTGAATTCGGCCGGTGCGATCAGCTTTGTCGCGGCGATCTGAATGGTGAACCCGCTGGCAGGAGAGGTCCGCGTGACCGTGGACGGCGTGCCCCATGTGGCCAAGCTGACGCTGGGCGCGCTGGCGGAGCTGGAGGTGGCGCTTGAGGAAGGATCGCTGGTCGATCTGGTCGAGCGGTTCGAGGCCGGGCGCTATCGCGGGCGCGACGTGCTGGCGCTGCTGGTGGCGGGGCTGCGCGGCGGCGGCTGGCGGGGCAGTGCGGCGGATCTGCTGAGCGCCGATCTGGCGGGCGGGCCGGTCGCTGCGGCGCGGGTGGCGGCAGAGTTGCTGGCCCGCGCCTTCACCCCGCCGCAATGAGCCGGGCGCTGGACTGGGCCGGGCTGATGCAGGCGGGGCTGCAGGGTCTGCGGCTGACGCCGGACCAGTTCTGGCGTCTGACGCCGGCGGAGCTGGCGCTGATGCTGGGGCAGGGGTCGCAGGCGCGCCCCTTGGGGCGGGCGGTGCTGGACGCGTTGATGCAGGCGTATCCGGACGCCGCGAAAGGAGACATGCGATGAACGAGACGGATCAGATCGACAGTCTGGATGCGACGACGGCGGCGTTGGAGCGCACTCTGGGCGATACCGCCGCCATGGCCGCGTCCTTCGATGCCACCCTGCGCGGGATGCAGGGGACTTTGGCCGAGACCACACGCGATCTGGGCAATCTGGAGCGCGGGTTTTCCGGAGGACTGCGGCGGGCGTTCGACGGGCTGATCTTCGACGGGCGGTCGCTGTCGGACACGCTGGGGTCGGTGGCGCGGTCGATGATCGACACCGCCTATGCGGCGGCGGTCAACCCGGTGATGAAGCAGGCGGGGTCGCTGCTGGCGGACGGCATCAACGCGGCCGTATCGGGGGCGATGCCCTTTGCGGGCGGCGCGCCGTTCAGTCAGGGGCGGGTCATGCCCTTTGCCAAGGGCGGTGTGGTCAGCAGTCCCGTGAGCTTTGGCATGCGGGGGGGCACCGGTCTGATGGGAGAGGCCGGGCCGGAGGCGATCATGCCGCTGGCGCGCGGCGCCGACGGGCAGCTGGGGGTGCGCGGTGGCGGCGGCCAGACCGTCAACGTCACGATGCACGTCAGCACACCGGATGTGCAGGGATTTCAGCGCAGCCAGAGCCAGATCGCGGCCCGGATGGGGCGCATGCTGGGGCAGGGACAACGGAACCGGTAGGGGATCAGAACGATGGCCTTTCACGACATTCGCTTTCCGGCGAACCTGAGCTTCGGCGCCACCGGCGGGCCGGAGCGGCGCACCGAGATCGTCACGCTGGCGAACGGCTATGAGGAGCGGAACACGCCGTGGCAGCACTCGCGCCGGCGGTTCGATGCGGGTGTGGGGCTGCGGTCGCTGGACGACATCGCGCAGCTGGTCGCGTTTTTCGAGGCGCGGCAGGGGCAGCTGCACGGCTTTCGCTGGAAGGACTGGGGCGACTACACGTCCTGTGCGCCGTCGCAGACGCCCGAAATGACGGATCAGCTGATCGCGGTCGGCGACGAGGTGACGACGGTGATGCCGCTGGTCAAACGCTATCAGAGCGGCGGGCAGAGCTATCTGCGGCCCATCACGAAGCCCGTGCCGGGCACGCTGCGCATCGCCATCGGCGGGGTCGAGACGCAGGAAAGCATCGACTGGACCGTCGATACGACCACGGGCCTTGTGACCTTTGCTCATGCGCCCGATCTGGGGGCCGAGGTGCGGGCGGGGTTTGCGTTCGACGTGCCGGTACGGTTCGACACGGATAGGATCGAGACCTCTGTGTCCAGTTTTCAGGCCGGACAGGCGCCCAGCGTGCCGGTGGTCGAGGTGCGGGTATGAGTGCCGCGGGGCTGTTTGCGCATCTGGCGACCGGGTCGACCCATATCTGCCAGTGTTGGGCCATCACGCGGGCCGATGGCGTCACCTTCGGGTTTACCGACCACGACCGGCCGCTGGCCTTCGACGGGATCACCTTTCTGGCGGATTCGGGCCTGAGCGCGCGGGCGCTGGCGCTGAGCTCTGGCTTGGCTGTCGATAACTCCGAGGCGGTGGGGCTGCTGCAGAACGACGTGATCGCAGAGGCGGATATCGTGGCGGGGCGCTATGACGGGGCCGAGATGCGTAACTGGCTGGTGCGCTGGGACAGCGTGGGTCAGCGGCAGCTGCGGTTTCGCGGCCGGGTCGGAGAGATCACCCGGCAGGCGGGGCAGTTCCGGGTGGAGCTGCGGGGGCTGACGGACGCGCTGAACCAGCCGTCGGGGCGCACCTATCTGCGCAGCTGTTCTGCGGTGCTGGGCGATGCGGCCTGTGGGGTCGATACGGACGATCCGGCCTTTGCCGTCGTGCGACCGGTGCTGGCGCAGACCGAAGCGCGGGAATTGACCGTCGCCGGAGAGGATTACACCGACCGCTGGTTCGAGCAGGGGGTTCTGGAGGTCGTGACCGGCAAGGCCAGGGGTCTGACGGCCGCGATCAAGCATGACCGGTTGGAGGATGACCGGCGGCGGATTACCCTGTGGCAGGCGCTGCGGGCGGATGTGCGGACCGGCGATACGGTCAGGCTGATCGCGGGGTGCGACAAGCGGGCCGAGACCTGCCGGGTAAAATTCACGAACCTCGTGAACTTTCGTGGTTTCCCCGACATGCCGGGCGACGACTGGATGACCAGCGTGCCGCGCAGCGATGACGCGGGCGACGGCGGGAGCCTTGTGCGATGAACGCCGTGGTGGCCGAGGCGCGGCGGTGGATCGGGACACCCTACGTGCATCAGGCCTCGCGCCGGGGGGCGGGGTGCGACTGTCTGGGACTGGTGCGTGGCATCTGGCGCGCGCTGCACGGGGCAGAGCCGCAGGCGATGCCGCGTTACACGCCGGACTGGGACGAGCCGCAGGGGGGCGAGGTGCTTTTGGCTGCCGCCCGCAGGCATCTGCTGCCGGCGGACGGGCAGCCCATGGCGGCGGGTCAGGTGATGCTGTTCCGCATGCGCGAGGACGCCGTGGCCAAGCATCTGGGCGTCGTGTCGGCCGTCGGGGCCGCGCCCCGCTTCATCCATGCCTATGCACGGCACGGCGTCGTGGAAAGCCCGCTGTCGGCCCCCTGGGTCCGGCGGATCGCGGCGCGTTTCGAATTCGGAAAGGGATAA